ATGTTAATGACAGGTTTAACATTGTCCGTAGATAAAATGATGGTAGTTAAAATGAGATATCTTGAATATTTTAACGAGCATAGTTCTGTTAAACATAAGTTATCGGTATGTAATGATTTATACGGAGAATTTGATTAGATAGTATCAAATAGTTTGTAGTTAGTTTTCTCATAATTAAGGGAACAGGTGAGAATCCAATAAAATGAGCTATCCGCAAAGAAGGAATGGTGGAAAATCATTATGCGATCTAGGTTCCATAATATGTTTAGATTATATGCACCAAAGGATGATGAGTCGTTAAGTGAATATATTCACAGATTGGTTATTCCAGATACCTTACCTAAGTGGATATTTACTCTAGGATTCAATTTCTTTTGTGATGAGAATTAGATAGCTGATATGTTCATTAGAATGTTGGATAGAATTCATCGAGTTTAATAGTTAGGAAACTTCGGATATGTTAGGGGAATTGTTTTCAGGTAGAATGTAGAAAATTAAAGACGTCAACCTGAATAAGTTTTCTTTTTCGATGATAGAGATTTTGAAAATGTAGGGGCAAACGGTGATTACACGTATAATGAATATCATCATAAAACAAATCCTGATAATTATGACATCATGAAAACTAATCCGAAGATCCTTAAAGAAATAACTTTCTATCATCCGATAACTAAGGAAAAATTGGGTGAGTTATCAGGAAAATAAATACTGGATACTTACGGTCCATATTGCACTTGTAAGAAAAATGGGGCAAAACGAAGAGTTACAGAGAAAACACCAAACTTAGATGAATAGTTATGTTTTGCCACTTACGCTGCTTGTCCTTTAAATGCTATTGGAGCTATTGTTTAGAGATAAGCAGCCACTTTCTTATTACCGGATCCTTCTTATGTAAATAGATTCCGTACTTGGTATGAAAAATAGGGTATGGCAAGAAGCTTTCGTAAAGCGTTCTATAAGCTAGATCATACACAATACACTTTTGATAAATATATTGAAAAGATGGCTGATGTAGATAAGAAGAAAGCTGAAAGATATTAGAAAGGTAGAATATCCTCGATTTTGACTGGGGCGATAGATTATTTAATGGGGTGTTTTCCTAAGACAGGTGAGTGGTTTGTTAAGAGACGGGATACTGATATTAAAAACTATAGTAATAGATCCCGGAATATCTGTAACCCTTCTGATGAATTGTTAGGTGTATGTAATCACATTAATTATATAGGTTTAGCAATGTTGAAGAAAGTTTGTCCAGAATATACTTCTTATCTAAATAATGATGAATTACAAGAGAAAATATATACAGCCTGGCAAGAGATATCTAGATATGGGGAACCATGTGCCATTTCCACTGATTTTTCCTCTCACGATTCCAATTAACATTCAGAATTT